CTTTCCTGTACATTGTTGTAAAAGCATCAAGATATGAAGTGTTAAAGATAATATCAAACTTGGTTATATCACCATTTGCAAGGGAATAAATTACATTAAATTGTTTGAACTTGTCAAACCTGCTAATCCCAGCACTCACCTCGTCTTCATCGGGTGGGACTATTAGTGTATTTACTTCTTGATTGAGTATGTCAGATAACCACTTAAAAAAAAATCAGCTTCGGGATATGCTTCAACCATCGGCATATCCAACACCAACTGCTCAAACTCTTTGATATGCTTCTCTTCCCATTTCTTTTGTGGGTGTACAAAAGGTGCATAATAGTTTGCAATGATTGGTGCAACAAGTGAAAAGTGTGGATAATGGTTTGCTACTGCATTCTCTGTTATCTGTTGCATAAAAAGTTTCTGTCCAAGCCGTTCTTTGCTCGGGTCAAGTATTGGTTCAAATTCATAATTACCAATATGAAGAACCTTTGCTCTTTTTATTGCAAGAACATTCAGCTCCTCTTGTAAAAAGTCCATCTCTGGAATTACTTTTATTTGGAAATCATCACACGGGAAGTTTGCGAGTACATCGTAGTCAATGCCTGTAAAGATTGATAATAAACGAATATGGTTTATATCTTCTATGTATGTAGCAAGTTCTATGTATTGTCTTAATGTAACTTCATTCCACGAAGTAGGTATATCATACTCGTAGTCATTTATTTTTATTGTTACCATTTTTTAATAGGACATCTTGATTGTGGTATCATTGTCTTAAATTTCATTATGCAACCACACAACTTATATTGTTTATCGTTATATGTTACCTCTTCTCCAAAAATTGGTGTTCCACAAGTAACATTTCCAAGCAACTCTTTTTTAAATTCACAAGAGTTACAAATGCTTAATCTTAATTTATCTTTTTCCATTTGTTGTTAAGGTAAGATTTGAACTTACACCAATTACATTACGGTCTAATTATGCTACCAATTACACTACTTAACAGATAATGAACGAATGTAAAGTATTGCTTCAATCAAATCTTTTTTATCTGCATAAGGAATAATCTCTGCATACTCCTGTAACAATGTTTTATTATAGGAAGCAATCTTTTCAGATACAGATTTGAATTTAGCAGATAAGTATTTGCTCTTTGGAATATCAGCAAGTGAGCTATCAAATGGTATCGTTGGGAGAGCTGGTGTTACCTTTGCTACTTCCTCTAAGTACATTTTAGATAGTTGAACTTTGTTCATTTGATACAGAGCCATTGTATCTGTCTGTGCAAATAATTTACCTGTGCTAATTAACAACAGAAATAGGATAATCTTTTTCATAAGTGTGCTATATTTAAGAATAATGATGTTATTGATATAATGGATAAAATCTTTACCCATTTCTTTTTATTGGTTAGTTCCCTATCAACTTTATCAAGTCGCAGTTTGTATTGGTCAGCAAGTTGACCTGTTTCCTGTATTGCATCGTTACAATGAGCAATCGTTTTCTTTTGTCCTTCTATAACCTGTTCCAAGTTATCTTCATAAGTGGTTCGTAGTTTCATTTGCTCATTCAATACTTCTACTTCTTCCTTTGCAATATCCCCACTTTTCAAGTCTGCTATTACACTATCCATTATTGCTTTTGGAATGCATACCAGCTCACTATTCAAGTCAAGTGTATCACTTATATCTCTCTGACAGAAACTTTGTGTAGTCATTAACAAACCAATTGTCAACAACATAAATTTGAGGTGCTTCATTTTTCTTTGATTGTAGTTTTTTAAGTTTAAGATTATTCGCTTCAATACGCATCTTGTAATATTCAACACTATCATTCAGTGACTTTACACTATCAGTATATTGCTTCATCATTTTCTTACTGCTATCAATAGCATTTATTACCTTTATGTCAGAAGGGTAAATTTCTTGATAACGAGGTTTGCTCAAATAACTAAACACCACTATTGTAATTGCAAGTAATAAGAATGCACCAAGTATGTATTTATATTTTCTTTCCATTGTTCAATGTTTAATGTTTACAAATGTATATTATTTAGGTATATGAATTTTAGGTTTGATAAATTTATTTTGACTTCCAAGTAGGTAGGTTATTGCATATCTACTTGCATCAATTCCGTGATTAAATATGTCAATAGGAATATTTAAGCTTTTACCATTCTTATCTTGCTTCCACCTATAATTCCTAAACTCTTTGATAAGGTTTACCGAACTCTTTGAGATATTTATCTTATACTGTTTCATAAGGTCAATACCATTACGAATGCTATCCGCTCCTTTATCTGCTGGAATGCTTCGTAAACCTGCTAATCTTAATTCATCTATACTCTTTGGCTCGGCACTATCACAAACTATAATATTTGTTTTTAACTCCTCTTCTTGTAATATTATTTTAGCAATCATTTGATTTGTAAGTTGTGTTTGATATACAACCTCGTTTAAATAAATTTCTCCATCTGAATAACTAACCTCAATTATACTTGTAGGGTCGTTTGTATAACCAAAATCAAGTCCAATAACTTTCTTCGGTGAAGCTGGTATCTCATCAACTACCTTCCAATTATTGAAGACTACACCATCAAGAATACCTATCTCGCCCTCTCCGAATACTTGCCACCAATAAGGGTCAGTATGTCTTCTACTCTCAATTTCTGCTACTATGTTTGTATCTAAGTACTGATTATCTTTGTAAGTGCTTTTAATAAAATATACATCCTGTCTTTCGTTTATCATTTCGTGTACCCAAAACTCCGATACAGGATTAAAGTCAAGAAATGTTGTTTGTTTTGTACGAACTGCTAATTCATCAAATGCTCTTTTATCAATATTGTTACACTCATTAATGAATAGTATATCCCTTCTTGCACCTCTCAACTTACTGCTCTCGTCTGCTGAAAAAAACTCTATTGTACTCCCACCTATCTGAAAACTATTACTACTTCTATTATGTAATTCGTTTGAATAAATACCTTCTTGTTCAAGTATTTTAATAAAATCCCTTAATGCACCCCTCTTTAAGTGTGGTAAACTTTCCGCTACAATTGAAATAAGCAGATTATCTTTTCGCATAGCAATTAAAATAAGCAGTTGCAATACTGAATATGTCTTTGAAGATGATGTACCACCTTGATTTACAACATATCTGTAACCACTTGAATAAGCTTCTATATTCTTCGTAAAGACATTAGTTAGTTTCACAGATTGTCAATTAAGTTCTTGGTATGTTCATTTGGTGCTTCTACTCTGAACTGCATTTGCATAGATACGTCGCTTGTTTGCTTTGGTGTTCCGTACACCCTACTCAAAAGAGTTTCAATAGAGTATAGGCTTCCTTTCTTTAATGAAGTAAACATAGCATTTGCGATTGTTTTTTCAAGTATTGTTGAAGCTGGGTTCTCATAAACAAGTTTAAGTTCATCTAATGTCATTGTCATTAAAACCTGTATACAGTCATTTACCTCTGATAATTTATATCCGCTATCTTTTAGTGTTGATATGTATGTTCTTGGTCTTCCTTGTAAATGTCTTCTATCATCTTGACCTTTTTTAAATGGTTTAAGATTGCTCTGTTTAGGATTAGGATTTGCCATACTCACTAAATTTATTTCGTTTCATTCTTTTAATATAAGCAGGAATATTATTTCTGTATAATCCTACTTTATGATTTTGGTGTATTGCACTTTGTTTATCATCTTCTCCAATATCGTTATACCCCTCTGATATCATCTGCTCGTAGTTCATAAATACATCTGAATGTCTGTCTGTTTCTCTGTCTATAAAACAATCTTCTTTACCACCAAATGAATAAATAGTAATAAAGTTAGCAGGTATCTTACCAACTAATTTATGTTTAAACATAACTACCTCTTTTGTATAAGTATAAAAGGTAATATTCGGGTTGGCTTCTGCAATACGCAACCAAATACAAGCATAATCGTATGAAAAGAAATCTCCTGCATCGTGAATACGAATATACTTACCATCGTACTTCTTGTTCTTTAACTCTTCCATCATTAAGCACTCAAATACTTCGGGAGAGTAAAGCACCAATTCTAACTTCTGCAAGTGTGCTTTCTTTACATTAGGAAAGTTATACGTTCCATTCTTTGCATAACAAAACGCACCACAAACACCAGCACTCGGACAGGTGTTAAACTTTGTTCCATTTGACAATGTTACATTGTGAGCAGGTAGTGTCCAACCATAAATGCCTGTCTTTTTTAGGTCGCTATTTTGTGTCAGTAGTTTCATAGTATAATGTTAATCATTCACACTTGTATCACAGATTTTATTATGTATTTGAATAAGGAAATCATAATACTGCTTTTTGTCTCCGTACTTTATATGACAGGTTCTACAAAGAGCCATTAAGTTTTCCTTTGTGTCTTTTGAACTGCTACCTCCCATACCCCTTGCTTTTATATGGTGTATATCTGTTGCCTTTGATTGACATACTTCGCAAGGTATGAAATCACTTGTGTCAAACCCAAATGCTTCAAGGTACAATGTTGTATGTTTCTTCAATTATTTATTCTTTTAATTTCTCGAACTCTTTTTACTTTTCTAATTCTTTTTACTTCTTCTTTTATTGTTTCGCATTTCCACATTCTTTGAAGTGAATAGTATACTATTGTATATCTATAAGCATCTTCTGTAAACTTCTTAAATGGTGTAACTCCGTGGACTATACCTTGTCCGTTAAAAATTGTAAGTGTGTTATCTTCTATTTGAAGTTTTATGTTATATTCTGGTAATACCAACATACCACCTGCAACTCCATTTTTAAAAGCAACCATATTACTTAAAGCTCCATCAATATTTCCGCTATCGTGATGGTATTGTAATACATTATCTTTATTTACAATTCCACTTGTAAATACACTATTTGGTATTCTCCATTCGCTTAATACTTCATTTGATTTTTCGTTATGGTACTTATATGTTTCTGGAAAGTATTGCTTGTATATTTCTGATAGGTTACCTGCAAAGTTGCAAATTATTGAATGTTCATTAGGGTTTTTAGTAGCCATTGATGTTACGGAGCAATAATCTTGTCTTAAAGCATTTCTTCCCCTAAAACCAAAAATAGCACTTGTGGTTGTTATTCCGTGTTTTTCAGCACTTGCCAATCTCGTTGCAGTAACATATTTAATGGTCTTACAGGCATTTCGTAATTCTTCTGTATCACACCAATCAATTTTTTTATACAACAAGATAGGTGTACCATTTTCTACTAATAGAGTATCACCTTTAATAAGTATCTCTGCATCTGTTTCTGATGCATATCTTGACTTATACTCTTTTAAGTTTACTTCTTTTTTAATTACGTCTATTACTTTCATAGTATTGATTTTATTATTTTAATAAATCTTTTGCACCTTTCAATATCTTCTGAATGAAGTGGTAACATTGATAGCATAAGCAATTTAGAATAGTTTTTTAATTGCTCAATACTTCTTGTTGGATAATTACCAATATACCAGCTAAAAAATACATTACGAAGTTTTAATAGATACTCTTGTTCTATATTAATTTCTTTTAATGCATAATCATATCCATATAAGCTTTGTAATACTTTTGCATAATCATAATGCCTATCCCCAAAAATACATTGTTTATCACACCAATTACCTCTCGGGTCTATAAACTTAACACCATCAAATACATTTGTAAATACTGCATCTCCGTGAATTATTGAACATTCTGAGTCAGAACTTATATTATTTAAAGTTGTTATGTCTGTTATGTTTATTCCAAGTTTAATGTAAAAATCCTTATTATCATTGTATCTGTCAAGAACTTTTTTATTGTAACCCCAATCAACATCAAGTGGTTTATCTATGTTACAGCTATAAGTATGAATGTTATACAATGCTTTAAGCAGGTCAATTATATGTTTTTCTGTTAATTTACCACAAAGTAACAGATTTGAATACGTTGGGGAAGTAATTCTCTCTAATGATATTTCTTTATCAGTCGCAAAAATAACCTTTGGGTAGTATTTATTTAGTATTTCAGATGGTAATGTATCATAATAATACTTTTCGTTCCTTAAATCTCCTCTTTTTATGACACAATTCTCTTTTATTATTATTTTGTGGTGTTGCCTTGCTTCATTATCTATTGCGTAATAAACACCTGTTTCTTTTTGTAAGTCTTTAAATGAGTTTATTGACTTATCATCAATATAATAATCGGCATAAGGTTTACCAATTATAAGTTCGTGGTGTTTTATATTACAATCAGCAATAACTTTTTTTATTACAGGAAGTAAGTTGTGTTCTATTTGCTGGATATTACCATTATACGATAGCATACCCCTTGCAGTAAATAAAATAATTTTAGCACCATTATCATACAGATAATTACAATAATCAATATTGTTTATTATAGGGTTCGGACTTAAAAGAACATCTTGTATTAAAGTTCTATCTATATCAAAGCAAAATACTTTATCTTTTATGCTTAATTTTTTGCAATAGTTTTGAAGTTGGAATGGAGTACCTACACAGTCAAACTCGTTTGATATGTCTGTCGTTGTAAATGTATTTTGTTTAATTGCGCTTGTTACTATTTTAGAAAGGTAGTATTCCCCATCAGTATTTTCAACATAGTTTTCTATTATGATTGACTTGTTATTGAATAAGTAAACACCAGCGTTTGCGATTGTGCTTATTGCTTCTTTTTCAACTATTGACGTTATTCTGTCTTCTTTTATTGTTAAATAACTATATAGCCCTGTTTTTTGATTGTCTTTAAAAGACATTATCATATTACCTCTGCTCGGTATTTTGTTTATTGCCGTATCGCTTAATATAGTATCACAATCTACGCATAGAATTGCTCTGTCGTCAAAATTCCTTACAACCTGTTGTATTGTATCACCTGCTCCTTTACTATCATTTAAAATATAAATGGTCGCTTCTTGTACTGTAAATATCTTTTTTAATACATCCGCTTGTTCTTTTCTACAAGCTATGTTAATATGTCCGTATCTTTTTAAAAGAGGTTCTGATACTGCTTCAATTACCATTTTACCATTTATATTGATAAATGGCTTATCGGTAGTGTAACCTGCATCTAAAAACCTTTTACCTACTCCCATCATAGGTATGATAACATTCATCGTAGTAGTTTTATTTCTTTATAGATACTTTTTGTTCCTGTTTTAAAAGCTATATGGTTTGGAAATCTTCTTACAAGATTATTACAAGAGTTTTCCT